ATACAAATCCCCAATTTATAAACAGTAGTATAAGTTCAAGTGGTGATATTACTCTTATAAGAAATATAACAGCATCAGGAGCTATAAGCTCAAGTGCAGCATCTACATCATCATTTGGAGCAATTCAAATGAATGATAACAAATCAATATTTTTCGGAAACGCACAAGATTTAGCAGTATATCACGATGGTGCTAATTCGTATATAAAAGAATCTGGTACAGGAAGATTGCATTTACAAGGTGGGGGTGGTATAGACATTATATCTCCTGCTGATGAGAGTATGGGACTATTTAACGCTAATGGTTCCGTTGAGCTTTATCACGATAACAGCAAAAAATTTGAAACCACTACTGGAGGTATAGATATAACCGGTAACATAACAGCCTCGGGAAACATTACTGGAAGTAATACCGGGTCGTTTTCTCATGTACGAGCACATGGAGGAATATCTTTAGATGATGGTAAAGGCATACATGCAGCAAATTCACCAAATACTAAAATTTACTTAAGCAATGATGATTATTGGATTATTACCGGTAATGGTGTTAATGTAGCTCAATTTGGAAATGGTGAATTATGTGTAAACGAAGGAGGTCATACTACAGATTTTAGAGTTGAAAGTGATAACGATCAATATCAAATTTTTTCTGATGGAGGAACAGAAAAGGTTGGTATAGGAACACCAACACCTCAAGAGAAATTTACTGTACATGGTAACATAAGCGCAAGTGGCGCAATTAATACTTTATCTCATATAACAGCCTCAGGCGTTATAAGTGCAAGCGGTAATATATTCGGTGGAGAAAAATTATATACAAACAATAGAGAGGCATTATATGCAACATCAGCTACTAATATCTCATTGGGATGGGGATACCAACACCCAAATGATACTATAGATATAGGTAGAAATAGTGGAGATGTTCCTATAACACTTAATGGTAACATATCAGCATCAGGTAATATAACATCCTTAGGTAATATAAGTTCAAGTGGACACATATCAGCAAGCTTTCCGGATACGAATGTAGACGCTTTACATTACCCACTAGTTACTGCAGCTACGAAGGGAGTAATACAAACACAAAACAGTCTTAACATTAATCCGGCTACTAGTACTCTTAGTGTAGCAAATACCGTTTTTGGATCACTCGGTTTGCATACCCATACATTTACAGGCAACATAACAGCATCAGGTCATATAAGTTCGTCAGGTAATTATATTGGTAGAAGAGAATTTCGTATGCCAAACGAAGCGGTCGATAATACTCTAGCTCAAGGTGATATTGTTTATTTCGGAAACGAAGGATCTATAGCAGCTGGTGATATTGTTTATATGAAAGATGATGGAACATGGAATAAATCAGACGCAGACGTTGTTGCTAGAGCAACAAGACTTCATGGAATTGCATTAGGAGCAGATGCTAGTGTACATGGTGTATTGTTAAGAGGTACATATACATTAGATCATGATTTAGGAAATGGTAATACCGGCGGACCATTATACCTATCAGGAACAGAAGGTCAATTAACAGCAACAGCACCATCATCAGGCGTTGTAAGAGTAATGGGTTACCAATTAGGTGATGAAGACGAAATATGGTTTTGTCCTGATAATACATGGGTAGAGTTATCATAATGTATAAAGATAGAGAATTATTTTTTCAAGATAGCAAAATATATTACACCGATTCAGATTTCGGCGGTGAAGTACAAGTTATGATGGACTGGGAAGCTCCACTGATGTCAGCTTCAGCAGCTTACGTTTGTCAAAACGGTGGTGATATATTAGAGATCGGGTTTGGGATGGGTATATCAGCAGGATATATTCAAGAACACTCAATAACTTCTCATACAATAATTGAAAACCATCCACAAATAATTGAAAAAGCTAACACATGGGCTCAAGGAAAAACTAATGTTAATATTGTAACCGGTAGCTGGTTTGATATACGCAGTGAGTTAAATACTTATGATGGAATATTTTATGATACATTTGGAGACGATAACTGGCAACAATTTAGCTCTTCACTATCGAGTTTAGTAAATAAAAATGCTAAAGTTACGTGGTGGAATAATTTAGAATCTGAAAGTAATATCTATAATATAGATAATGTATTATATAAAAAAATATCTATTACCCCTGTAGCAAATAGCTATTTTAATTCAACAAATTATTATATGCCGGAGCGAGAATTTTAATGCCTACTATAAATGTAAATAGACAAGGAAGAGGAACAGGAGTAGT